TCATTTACACATTGTCAACTTCCCCATTCTTGTATACCATATACCATACATTTCTACATTACTAAAGTTCAAAGTTCAATTTTGATAAAGTTCAATTTCTACACGCTCTGAAAGTTCAATTTCAAAACGGTCAAAATCAGCCATGCAAACCCATCGCATCACAACGCATCGCAACGCATCGCAACGACACGACACGATCGGGCCGTCCCAGACGGCCCGACTTATCGACACATGTTGAAAAATTGTTTCACGTGGAACATCCCCAGGCATCCGTGCCATTGTGCGGACGCACAAAGAACAATGTTTCACGTGAAACACTACTGGATCTGTACGTCAGGCCAGTTAGTCCAGGAACGATAAATGGTCGGATAGGATGGGTAACTGACAGATATCCCTTGTGAGTTGAGGTCTCGGGCCATATCCCATACGTCCTCCCTTAACTGATACAACGCTTGGCCGTTAGACTGTATAGAATCGGAGCCCAGGAGGTTCAGACGATAGTTTACGGTGTTTATGGCCAGTTCCACGGCCGCCTTGTCAAACTCCGGAGGCATTGACAGCTCGAGGGTGTCGAACCTGTTGGCATACACCCAAATGTCCCTCACGACGTACCAGTACTGGATCCCTCCCGTTATCGTGACCGTCTGGTCGTTCTCTAGGTCCTGGACCAGGTTCTGTGGCGTCTCGACCCGGTAAAATGACTTGTCATTGAAGTAGACAAAGCCGTCCTCCTCGACGGTGGCATGGTAATAGCTTTTCTGGTTACCCTTTGTCGCCTCGATCAGGCACTGAAACGTAGCCATATCAATAGCACCTCCCCATTATCTGCCTGAAACTGTTCTTGATCCTTATGCTCTCGTATCGGATCCAGCCGTTCTCATAGGCCGTCCTGAGCCTGTTGAAGAATGAGTTTGTACGCCCCTTGAACAACATGGTGTTTGGCCGTTGGTCGTCGGTCGTGGCGGATGCCTGGACCGGGTACTGCAGGTTGACGTTTTCGGAGACGTAGTAGAGGCCCTGCAGGGAGTCATACCAGATGCCATACCACCTGTCCATGTAGCGTAGGCTCATGAAATACTGGCTCCTCTGGGTCTTGCGTTCCACAAAGGAGTCATCGTCCAGGAGCCACTCGTTGTCATAGGCATAGGCCTCGTAGTTGGTTCCGGCTATCATCCTGCCGAAGCGGGTTCCCTTCTTCCGCTCCTTGAGGGCCTCGTTTGCCACACTCTGTACGAGTATGTCGCGTGTGGGGCCAAACCTCTGAATGTCGCCGTTGTGGGGTGGCATGAGGCCGTATTCCGCGAAATATGGGTTAGATATCGTGACGGCGTTCGAGAGGAACCAGACACGGGTGTCGGGCCTGTCGGGGTCGTTGCCGGGTCGAGCTATGGTCTCGTAGGCGTCCTGGAACTTCCTCACCTCGTCGGGGAGGTAGTGGTAGGTACGCGTGTTGTCGATGATGAACTCGTCAAAGACGATCTCACGCACGCCTGGGAATGAGTCGGACTTGAGTATCGAAGAGGTGGAGAGGGGTATGCCGTAGCCCATTGCCTTTCCGTCGCAGTACAGCACGTTTCCGTGGGCCTTGAGCTCGTGGCCCGGGAACTCCCTGGCGACGGCGTCGAAGAGACGGCCGTTGTTCGCTGTCGTGAGGGGCTTCAACTCCGTCTTCATTCGGCGCATGTAGACAAACTGTGCCTTGGTCTTCAACCACCTCGAGACGCATCGTTTCAGGGCACCGTAGGTCTTGCCCGCGCCACGGTTTCCTATGATGAAGTTGAAGAGGCAGTTGTAGGATGCCGTGCGGTCTATGTCCCACCATATCGTCTTGGTCTCTTGCATCTTGATCACCCATAAAAGGCGGACCGGCTCACCCGCTCGTCAAAGGGTGGCCGGTCCTGTAGTGGTCGGCTTGCCTGCATCCCGCCCCACGGACGGATCGGGTCCCCTGGCTCGGGTGGTACGTTCAAACCATGATCTCCCGTTTGGCCAGAGGGGAAGGTGTGCAAGGGCCTGATTCCTATGTTACGTAACCGGTCCCGAGTTGACAAGCGCTATCAGGTGGTCGCCGCCCGCCAGGTGGAACATGGGGATCTCCTCGCCCCTGCAGCGCCTGTATGCCTCCTTGACGACCTCCTGCTGGTCGTAGGTGGCGACCAAACGAACCTGCAGTCCGTCGTAGAGATACACGTGGTCCGCGTGGACCCCGTCTGTCGTGAATAGGAACGTCATTTCATCGCCCTCCATGCTCCCAGAGGTTGCCGCCCCCGGCTTCCTCAAAACCTGCTTCCAGCCGTATGTCAGCGGCCGCACGACGGTCTCGCCCTGGTCTTGGTCGCCGGGTGCGGCCCCGTCGCCCTTCCCGTGGTGCTCGTCCCGCAGGGCCTCGGCCTGCATTCCCTCGCCTATGTAGAGCCCCGTGTGCCCCGGCATCCAGAGGATGTCGTTACGCTCGAGCTCCCTGTCACCGAAGTCGAAGATTTCGAACCCGCGCTCCGTGAGCCACTCACGCTCGTATGAGGTGGCGAACCATGGGCAGACGTCTATCATGCCGCCCATGAACGCCCACCAGGAGACGCCGGCGCTGCAATCGGTCTCCGCCGTCCCCTCACGCAGGCGTCTCAGCCCTATGTTGGTGCGTTTTTTCTGCGAGTACCCGCAGGAGTACACGGCGCACGTGCAATATGCGTAGTCCGCCGCGTCCCTGCAGGAGTCTAGGTCAGTTGCCCACATCATGCACCTGCCGACTAGATCGTCACCACTGCGCCGGCGCGGGTGTAATTGTTGTCTGCCACGACATGCGTGGTGCCAACCTTGTTCACTGTGGGCTGTAGGCCAAACGCACAATTCGAGAACATGACCAGACCGCCACCGTCAATGCCCAGGTTTATTGCCGTGCCACCAAAGTTGCAGTTGGTGAAGACGATGCCGTCACAATCATCGACTGACACACCACCATAGAACAGTTGGCAGTTGGAGAACATGAAACCGTTCTTTTGTCCCAAGAGCGAGACGGCGTTTCCGCTGGCACCGTCGGACATGTGGTTGAAGGTGCAGTTGACCATCGAGCCGTGTGCGCTGTTTGGCTTGTCGCCGTTGGAATTGTCCATGAGAAGCCCCATGTAGTTAGAGCTCAAATGGCAATTCGAGAATATGTTGTTGCCGCCGTTGTTTATGATTCCCCAGTGGCAATGCCAGCATTTGAGGTTCTCGAACGCCGAGTACTCGCTCCAGTACTCGATGTTCAAACCCACGACACAATTGTCTATCGTCACGTTCGAGAGCTGTATGCCATTACCCGTGCCGAATCCCGTGTCATACATCCGGATCCCGGCACCGTTGAAGTTCTCGATATAGACGTCGCTGATCGTGCCGTTGAACGGCTGTTGCGATTCGTCCTGTGAGGACGTGTAGTCACCGACCCAGCAGATGCCGTTGCGATTCCCTATCGTGGAGACGTTGCGATAGTTGGTGGCACCGTCGTCGCCACGAACGATCACATCCTTAACGATGCAGTCGCTGTCCATCTGCAGGGCAAAACCGGCGCCAGAACCGCCAAGCCTGACCTCTGTGGCGTAACCACAACCCCGAATCGTGGAGCCCTCGGGCATCACGAGGTCAGACACATAGAAAACGCCCTTGCCAAGGTTGCAGATCCCGTTCGTCTGCAACATGGTTATGATGTCGTTCGTCCTGTCCGTGGTGTCCCCGGTGCTCTGCAGATAGTAATTAGCGTCAGACGTTATGGTCGGCGTGGCGGTGACATTGTAGGTGTTGGAATACGAATTGAACTCGTTGTTTATGTTTACGGTGTCGCCGCCCTTGATCGAGGTCCACTCGTTCCATGTAAGCACACCGCTGACAACCCTGCCACGTCTCAAGAATATCTCGGACATGTCGTTGATCTGGAAGAACATCTGCCATTTAAAATTCGTGCCCGGTGAGTAGCACAAAACCATGCCGTTTTGTTTCGGCGTGTTCGTGTTGTTGGAGCCGGACAGCAGGAAGTAGCCGTCTTCTGTCTGGTCGTTGAGGTCTATGTTGCTGTCTTTTACGCCGAGGTCCTTGAACAGATCCCCGAGGTTGGAGATGGCGGCACTGATCAGCGTTTGCACGTTGGCAAGCCTTGCCTGTTCGGTCCACGCAGTCCATACGCCGCTGCCGTTACAAACCCTCGAATACAGCGTGTTGTCATTGATCGAGCTGAACAGCTGCAACGTCCAGTTGCTTCCATCAGGGGTAAAAGCCACCAGATATCCCGCGTTTCTTGTCGGTGGCATATTCGTGGCCGTTCCGCCGGACGAGATGAGGAACGACGTGTTGCCCTTGACGTCGTTCAAGTCCACGTCGACCTTTACCGGCTGTGAGGAGAACAGCGTGTCTTCTTTCTTTGTCTTTAGTTGTGGAAGTGCCGTTCTGATGTATGGATATATTCGTGTCGCATTTCCATTGAATCTAGTATTAACTTGTACGCGTAGAAGTAGCCGTGTTGCGTTACTAGGGATTTGAACATATGTTTCACCATCGACGTACTTGTATTCAATCGAGTGATAGTCGTCAGTATAGGCAAGCAACCCAACGAAAAGACCATCTACCAAACCAGTGGCACCAAACCATACGTAAGAGCCTGCTGGAACAATAGGAGACAATTCGTAATTTAGAATAAGGTTAAAAAAAGTTTTGGCGCTTGGCGTACCACTAACTATAACATATTCGCCGCGTGAATCAAATGTGCAACCCGCGTTAGTCGTAATACTACGATTGGTGTATGGAATTTCGTATGCGTTCAACTTAGCCAAAGACGGCAGGATTCCATCAAGCTGGTTGAGCTTGGAATCAACGAAAATATTGTCTGCAAGTTTTGCATTGGTAATGGAACCATCCAAAACCGTGGTAGTCGCTTCGGGATGGTCATCCAACCATTCCTCGATAAGCGGTCCCGCTATCTCGCTTGTGACGACAACGGGGTCTACCCATTCGGTAAGACCGTTCTGAAGCGTACCCAAAACTTGGCCTGCATCGCCGTACTGAGAAGCAGGGTCAACGGGCCACGGTATCTTGGCGTCGATCCCGTCCTGGAACCCAAGCACCTCCTGCCGGTACTGTTCCACCTGGGCGTTGAACCTGTACGTCTCGACCCAGTAGTCGGTGTTGTCGATCTGGATGCCCGTGGGAACATAGCGCCTCGAGACGTAGGACACCCCCAGGTGCATAACGACGGTCAGGGGCTCGTAGGGTGCGCCGTCGTCCCACTCCACGGTGTCCTCGCCGGCGCGGCCGAAGATCGGGACGTAGCGTGCGCCTATGTACTGGCGGGCACCCACGACGTCGAAGAACTCCTGTAGGAACTCCTCTATCTGTTGCGGCGTGAAGCTGCTAGGCATTCTGGGCCTCCTCGGTGAGCTTGTTGGTCTGGTCGATGGACTTGGTGAGCTGCGTGAGCGCGTCGCGCAAGTCCTTCATGGTCGTGTTTATCATCCAGAAGAGGGCCCCGCATGCCACGATGGGAAACCCTACGCTTGAGATGACCTGTGTGATCTCCTGAATGTCCACCTTTGCACCTCCTAGTAGGTGATCGTGAGGCTCCCATAGTTCGGGTCGTCGTAGTCCACGATCGTCCCGAACGTGAAAGCCCATTTTTGCGGTATGACCGCCTTGAAATACCCCGAGTCGTCCAGCACGAAAAAGACCATGTGCGTCCCGAGGGCTATGGCCTGCTCGATGTTCTCTTGCAACCATGCCTGGGCGAACTGGTCGAAGTCCTGCCGGTAGCCGCCGTTGATGAAGTCCTCGACCTGCCGCGCAAGGTCGGCGATGACCCGGTCCTGCTCGTCCTGCCACAACTGCAGGTAGTCGTTTGCCCTGACCAGCTCGTTGCACTTGTCCTGTATCTTGGCCAGGACCTCGTAATAAGAGAGGGAGTCGTCGTAGACCGCCGGGAGCACCTTCTGCACGTTGTAGCAGCATAGGGCCCTGACTATCTGTGGCACGTACTCGTCCATGTAGTCGGCCATGGCACCTCCTTTACATCCATAGCCCGAAGAAACACCGGCTGACGCTCTCTATGACCCTCAGGTCAACGTTGAGGAAGGTCTTGCGGAACTCCTCGAGCAACCTAGACTGGCTGATTCCATCATATCCCATCCGCTCGTGGTCCCGCGTCAGGTCGCGGTCGGTCTCCCGGGTGTCGGTTCCCTGGCTCGAGCTCGTAGTGTCGTCGTTCGTGACGGTGGTCACGACCTCGCCGTGCGTGAGGGTGGTGGTGTCGGACCCGTCCGTCGTGGTCGTGGTCGTGTCGGTGCCCGCGTTGGTCGTGGTGCTGGTGTCGGTTCCCGTGGTCCCCGTGGTCGTGGTGTCGGTTCCAGAATTTATGGTTCGGTCGGTCGTGGAGTCGGCCCCGCCGTAGGTGACGTCGGTGGTGCCGCCGTAGGTGGTCGAGCCGGCACGGGTGCCCTCGCGGTCGGTGTAGGTGACCTCCGTGGCGTAGTTCAGGCCCTCCACGCCCCCGGCCGTGATCTGGTTCATGGGCGTGTCCGACTTGATCTCCCTTTCGCTGGTCTTGCCGTCCAGCGTCTGGTCGGAACCTCCGTTTACGGTGGCCTGCGTGCGGCCGTAGTTCGTGACCTGGCTGTCATCGACAACGTGGCCGTGCTGCAGCGTCTCGGTCTCGGTCTTGCCGTGCTGCAGGGCGTCCGTCACGGTGTGTCCGTGCTCGAGCTCCTCGGTCGTGGTGGTTCCCTTGGCGGCCTCGGTCACGTCGTCTCCGCTGTGGGTCTCCGTCACGTCAACGTCCCGGTTGACGGTGCCCGACCTCGACTCGGACCCCTCCTCGCTGACGTTCTCGGCTATGGCCTCGGAGTAGGTGTAATGGATGTTGGTGAGCGGGTCGGTGATGAGGTTCAGGCTCTGGTAGAGCTGGTTGAAGTAGGGCATCTGCTCCCACATTGTCGCCCGCAGGTGCCAGCGGAACCGCGCCACGGTCTCGTCGCCGATCTCGCAGAAGTAGTAGTGCCTGATTATCTTGTCGTTCAGGCTCTGCCTATACGACTCGTCGAAGATCGGGTAGTCGTTCAGTCCCAGGCGGGCGTAGGCGCACGTGAAGTCATCGGGGCCGACGTGGGCCTCCGCCTGGCACTGCTCCACGATCGAGCGGAGCTGTGTGGTGTAGATAGCCATTACTCGCCTGCCTCCTGTCCTGTCTCACTCTCATCTTGAGGTTGAGCGTTAATGTAGGTACCCGTCCTGAACCTGACGCTCACGTTGAGGCCGAACGTCCTGTTTATCATCTCGGCCGCCTGTTCCCTCGCCTGGAGACGCGACCACCTCGCCGCCTCGGTGCCGCCCATGGTCCCCGTGACCTCCGAGGACACCAGGCGCTCCCGCTTCTCGGGCGTTACCGACTCGATGCCGGCGAAGGAGAACGCCTCGGCGATGTATCGTTGCTTCAAGAGGTCCATGTCCACGCCCGTGAAGGGGACGGTGAGGTCCAGGACCTCGATGTCCTTGAGGTCCACGTTCTTGTCGGCGGCGATGGTGTATACGTTGCCCTCCATCTGCATGCTGATGTTCTTCCACGTCAACCTCTGCCGCTCGTCGCAGCGGATGACCTTGGGGGTCTTCTGGTTCATGAGGTTGACGTCGATGGTACGGTCAACCTCGGCGATCCGCTTGGCGTAGAGGGCATACGTGAAGATCTCGGGGGTCCTCAGCAGGTTGTTGAAGATGACCACGCTGTTGGTCTCGTTGAGCTCCCTATTGAACCCGTTGGGGGCATAGACCCTCCTGTCGTTCGGGAGGTTGTAGAGGTCAAGCTGTCCGTGGAGTGCCCCCTGCAGGACGGCGTAGCCCTCGGGTGCCCTCTGTGACTCGTCGTATGCCAGCGTCTCGTCGTAGAAGAAGATCGTGTAACCATGGGTCATGAGCCATAGCTCCATCTGTCGTACGTCGATGCCCTCGGGCAGACCCTCCCACTCCCAGACGGAGAGGGCCGCGTTGAGCAGCCTGTAGTACCAGGTGTTGAAGCTGGCTTGGTTGAGGTTGAAGTTCTCGTTCTCGACGTTCTTCTCCAGCCCCCGCTTCCAGGGGACGAAGGGGAGCATCGACCAAATGTAAGACAAAGCGCCCATCTATACTCCGTTCGATAATGCGTAGTTGCCGACGTCCGAGGTGTGCCAGAACGTCATCCCGCGATCGAGGCACGCGTCCATTATCGCCAGCCTGTCGGCGGGTATGGTCCCGGCGCATGCCGCGCCCTCGGTGCGGACGTAGTTCCAGGAGGGCCGTCCCGTGAGGTTCGGGACCTTGACCCTGTCCACCTCGTATCCCAGGACGTCGAAATACTGGTCCAGCCGCTGCGCCGAGTCCACGGACAGGCCCTTGGCGACAAACCCTCCCTCGTTGCGGCCGATGCCCTGCAGGGAGTTTCCCGAGGGTGTCCCGATGCGGTGGGCGGGCACCTTGGACTGCGCCTCGATCTGGAGCGCCACGTCGGTCCGCTCCTTGAGGCCGCCCGCCAGCATCCCGAGTCCCGTGGACACGAGCGAACCGGGGACGAACTCGGACGTGCCGGCCCCGATCGGGGTGAACGCCAGTATGGCACCCCCGAGTATCGCGCCCGCGCCCAAGAGGGCCTCACCGACCCCCAAGTCCTGCTTGTTCTGCAGGCTCGAGGAATTCTGGGCAAGCCAGTTCTGGTATCCGTAGTAACTCCACGCACACTGTGGGTTCTGGGCGATCGGCATGCTGTGGCTTTGGTCGATATACTGACCCATATAGTGCATCATCGTCACGAACAGCGCGGCCGTGGGGTCCAAGCCCTGCCCGAAGCTGTAGCGAACCTCACCGTACACGTCGCAGTCCTCGTATTTGATGTCCATCTCGCTGCCTGCGAAGTCGGTCAGGGTGGCGTAGGCGTAGGGGTAGGTCATGCACTTCTTGTTCCTGGGAACGTACCCGTTCGCTATGTAGGAGGGCGCGTTGAACGCCCCCTCGGTCTCGGTGCCGTAGGTCGTGACCTCATGGTTGGCATTCGTGACCATGAGCTGCGAGGGCACCATGAACATGCAGCAGATCGACTCCGCCGCCCCGCAGAGGTTTAGGTTGCGCAGGAAGTTGTCCAAGGCCGTCTGCTCGGAGCGCTGGAACCCGTAGTACTTGGCCCCGCTGTAGATTTGGTTGTAAAGGCCGCCCTCCACGGCGTCCGAGCCCAGAAAGTCATCCTCCGTGTGGGGCGAGAACATGTCCGTGCTCTGGTTGGCCTTGAGGTGGGGGACGGCGTTGGTGCCCACGATTATCGCGTCGTAGGTCAGCTGGTCGAACTCCTGCACCGTGAGGGTCACGCTCTCAAGGGAAAGGTTCGGCTCCGGTGCCCTCCACTGTCCGGGGGCATCTGACGTGACGTGCTCGCGGCGCACCATGCAGGGCCTGACCGTGAGGTACTGCCCCCACGTGTGCCACACGTCCTCCTCGAGGTGCAGGGTGCTGGTGTTGTTGTTGACGTAGGTGATGGTGTCCACGAACGCGAAGAACCACTTGCCAGAGTTGCGGTAGGCGACGTAGTTTGTGCCATATATGTCGTCGGCGTTGTAGGGTACGCGGATCTCGCTCGACTCGCGCATGAACGTGTAGCCCGTCGTGGCGCTCGTCTGGAACTGGGTCACGATGCTCGTGGGGCTGCGCATGCCCTCGTACCAGACGTGTGCGTAGTTGTTGGTCCAGGGGACCACGCAAAGGTAGACCTCACCCTGTGGTGCTATCAAAGTGCTTCACCTCGCTCTCTGAAAAGGGCCCGCACCGGATGCGATGCGGGCCCGCGCCCAGAAGGAAGAAGGAGGGCAATGTTAGGATCCGACGGTGACCGTGGCGCTGGCGGTCTTGGAGGGATCCTGCGTGCTGGCGGCCGTGACGGTCAGGGTATCCGCCGTCTCCCCGGCCGCGACCGTGAGGACGCCGGAGCTCGAGACGCCCGTGCCCGCGCCGCCTCCCGTGACGGTCCAGGTGACGGTCTCGGCATAGTCGCCGGAGCCCGCAACCGTCGCGGTGAAGTTCTTGGTGGCACCTGCCGCGACCGTGGCCGTGGTGGGCGAGATGGTCACACCCAAGACCACGCCGTTGCCGACGACCGTGATGGTCTCGGTGTCGTACTCGGTGGGGTCAGCGACGGAAACCGCCTTGATGGTCAGCGTGGATGCCGTCTCGTCGGTCGCCACACGAAGCGTGCCGCCCATGATGTAGGTACCCGAGGCCTGCTGTCCCGAAAGCTCCCAGGTGACCGCGTTGTTGTAGGTGCCGGTGCCCGCGACGGTCGCCGCATACTGCGCCGAGCGGCCGCGACCGACGGATGTGGCGGGCGTGCCGCCGTCAGCGCCCGTGATGGTCACACCAGTCACGGTGAACGTGTCTTTCGTGAACGCGATTGCGTTGGCGAAGGGGCTCATGGAGAAGGTGCGCCAGCAGTGGAGCCAGTAGTTGTAGTACAGGCCCTCCCCGTTGTTGATCGACTCCATTTCCTCGAGGTTGTCGAAGACCATCCAGACGTCTCGGTCGGCCACGACGGCACCGATTCCCGCGAGCACGGCCAGCTCGTCCGAGGTGAACGCGGCATACTCGGGGTCGTTGCCGAAGAGCTCGTTCAGGCGTGCCGTGTCGTGGTTCGCCCATCCGTCGATGAGGATGCGACGGCCCGCGAACTGCGCCCTGTCCATGTTGAAGGCCGCCGCCAGGACGTTCACGTCCACGCGGGCGTCCAGCATGGTGTCGATGAAACAGTACACGTCACCACGGCCGGAGGCGTTCATGACGCCGGCGCTGTTGTACTTGTTGGAAAGGAACTCCATGTTGTTCACGGTGCCCCTCACGCTGGCGATCAGGTCGCCGAGGTTGGAGTTGCTCGTGAAGTCGGTCACCTTATATCCACCGATGCCGCCGTTGAGGATCGCGCGGCACAGCATGTACTTCATGGTGATGTACTCGTCGTAGTTCATCCCCGTATAGAGGGAGTCGATGATTCGGGTCACCAGGTCCGTGATCCCGCTCCATGCGAGGAACGCGGTCCGCAACTGTTGCTGTGAGATTGTGACCTTGTAGAACTTCTGGTAGTTCAGGCGATGGAAGGTCACGCGGATGTCAGGGAACTCGCGACGGAAGACCCTCTTCTCGGCCGTGTCAGGGTCGAAATCAAAGGGCTTGGCAAGGTTCACGAACACTTCCTCGATGCTCTCCCCGAGGGCCAGCGTGCCCCGTTTGAAGACGCTCCAGGGGTTGTCCCACGTCCTCGAGGTCACGAGCACCATGGCAATGCGATTGACTAGCGTGTCCACGAACGCGTTGCGGGTGGGCTTGTACTCCGTGACGATCTGGCCGATCGTGTGGAGGGTGTTGGTGTTGGTGTCTTGGATCTGGATCATGGTCTACTCCTCGACCTTCACGGCGACTCCCGCCGCCACTAGCTTGTCCTCGAGCTCGGAGTCGTTCATGTCGTTGATGACGGCCTCGAGCACGTCCTTGGGGTTGAGCTTGGCCTTTCCCGCCTCCAGCACTTCCCTGCTAGGCATCTGCGGCATTGTGGTACCCTCCTATTCCTTGATCGCGAAGAGGTCGGCGACCCGCTTTCCCGTGGGCTTGGGCGCGTCCTCCGGCTCCCTCGGCTTGTCCTGCTTGTTGGCGTCCAGGATGAGCTTGGCATACTTGGCCTTGGCCTCGCGCGTCTCGCGACGGGAGTCCTCGAGGGTCTGCAGCGCCTGGTCGCGCTGCTCTACGGTGGCCGCCAGCTCATCCGCCAGCGTGTCGTAGTGCTCGTGGCTCACGACGTCGGCCGCCTCGAGGCCCTCCGGCAGCTCGTCATAGAAAACGTAGGGCATCGTCTACTCCTTTGTCCTTGGCTTAACCCTGTGTTAATCATAGCAAAGCGGGCCACCTTTCGGTGACCCGCTTTGCCGTTGTAAGGAAAGACTCGCCCTATCATTCCCCCGGATACATCTTACCATAGTGAGCCAGGATTAGGTTGTCAATGACCGTGTACCGTGGCACGTGGCTGTCGTTGGCGATCCGGTCGAGCTTGCGCTTGCAGTCGAGCGTCATGGTTACGTTGACGGTCGTGAGGCCCTGCGACTCGAACTCCTCCGTGTAGGCGGCCTGTCCCATGTTGTAGATGTACCAGGCCTCGGCCTCCTTGTACTTGAGCGGCACTATGTTGTAGGTGTATGCGCCCTGCACCACCAGGAAGTGCTCGCCGCCCCTCTTGCGATAGAGGGTCTCGCGCCTGTATCCGGCCTCCATCGGCTCCCCGCTGACGTGCTCGCCGATGAGTGTGGCCTTGTCGGTGTCGTAACGTCGGCCGTTAATGACTCGTTTCATGTTTATGTCTCCTTCTGGAAGGGGAGGGCCGGGGCCCTCCCGGTCTGCCTGACAATGACTACTTCCACACGACGCAATGGAAGAACCAGTTTGGGTCCGACTCGACTATGTTGAGGGCACGGCAGAACACGCGGGAGTCGGTCATGTCGGCTCCCTTATAGTCGCAGA